AATGAACAACTACGCCAGTAAACGTGGCATTTGCTACCGTATCTACTGACTGATAAACAGTCTCGTCCAAATCATATTTATTGCCCGAAGAAGGAGCGACTAAATTAAAACGAGTTGAAGTTGTATAAACTGAAGCATTCGCGAAGGCTGTGTTTGCTGGGTATAATCGTGGGTTTAAAAGTAATCCGATTTGACGATAATCTAATTTCTCAGAACCAGAAATAGTCGGTATTTTTCCCCCTTCGTCGCCATCCAGTTCAACAGCAATCATAACATGAGAAGCGCCCAACTCATAAGTCGGATCGGATCCATGCCCATTTTGAGGTGATATTACAACATCAAATTCTGCATTTGCGCCTGTGGTTCCAGTATCGTCAATAACTACATTTGCATAAGAATAACCAGAACCACCATTTAAGATATCTAAACCAACAAAAACTCCATTAATGATATTTGCGCTTATGTTTGCATCTTTGCCATCACCACTGAGCGTAATAATATTGTAAACTGCATTACTGGTGCCACTAGAAATATAACCATCTCCACCATCAAGAATTTTAACGATATCGACTCGTCCAGCGCCTGCAGTTCTCGCTACTGTGGTGTCCGTTAAAACTGGCATCCAGTCTTTATTCATAAATTTAAGTTTTTTGCTCGCAGGAATTGAATACAAATATTTCCAACGATAACCGTCTGCTAATTCAATATATGGATCTTCTGGTAATTGCCCTGCTACAGTAATCTCAGGTTGCACATTTGAATTTGCACCATTATTATTAAATAGACATTTAAAAATTTGATCTTTTGAATTTCTAACGTAGAATTTTTCTGAATAGTGCGGCGCACTGTCCACTATTTTATAAACTAAATTTGACACAATATTTGCCGTACTGAATTTTGTATTCACCGTCAAAAAGGTATTGTTTACAACATTTACAACTTCTCGAGAAACACCATTAATCTTTATAATATTGCTGTTTGCGACATTTGTACTAAATTGAGTATTTTTGCCAACAACAATTACAGAGTTTGCATTCACATTTGCAGTTCCCTGAATTTTAGTGGTACTGATTGTTGTGAATAGGTCTGTGCCATCATCGTATTCATCGTATACAGTATTTGCAACCCAATCTTCTCTTGGTACGATAATTTGAATGTCTGCGCCAATAATTTTTTTCATCGCAATCATATCACGATAAACTTGGTTCGTATAATTCGTCGTTTCTTCTGGAGTTTCAACGCTCGTATCGCTTGATGCCCAAGTTACTGGACGACCTATTGTGACATAGGTATTTGCAGTTGCACTTGCAAAAACATCATCAACTTGTTTTGTTAATGTGATGCCAAAATTCTTTAATATTTTACTACTCATTTCCTTTTAATCCCCAGGAATAATTCTATAATCTACGTCGGTATAAAATGGAGAAACAACATAAATCTTACCGTTTGAGTTCACGCCGATAAAGTTTGCATTACAAGTAATTTTATTTGTCACATCATTAATTACGGTGATTTCTCGCGTAACTATCATAGAGTTTGCTGAATTTGTTGTATTTGCAACATTTACTTTGATTATATCACCAACTTCTAAGAATGTGCTCGGCTCAACTGTGGTATCGTAAATTGTAATTTCATTAGATCCCGCTTTGACGTTAGCGCGACCATACCCAACAAAAGACAAATTACTTTCAAGTTTTAGCGTTGTTCCATTAATAACATTAGCAATGTATTTAGATTGTTCTCTATAAGTGTTTCCCGTATCAATCACAATAATATCATTTGCATTTGCAGTTGTTGTAAATGTAGTTCCAGTTCCCTGAATATTTAATGAAGCACCGTTTGCCGTGATTGTACCAATTAGTGGCGAAATGATTGAGATATTTAATGCAGTTTCTTTTGCAGAAACATTTAATTCTCTGTCAATATTATATTGACCGAATAAACTTGCGCCTGTTGTATGAGTTAATCCAAGAACTGTGCTCTTGTATGAATCTAAAGGTACATCAGAGGCAAGAACGTAAGAGTGATTATGATACTTTCTTGGTCCTTGTAGACGTTTATCCGCTGATAAAAATCCTTTGGTATTTAAGAAATAGCCATCATATTGAATTTTACCGTTTGCAAATTCAACAGTTGCTCTCGCTTTACCATCACCATAGGTTATAGTTTTATATGTTCCATTTGAATATTGTGCGACGTTAAAGGTTACATTAGAGGAAACACTTACAGTATTTGCTGTTGTAAAGGTGTTTTGTACATTTAATGAACCAGAATAATTGTATAAACGAAGCATTGATGTTGTGGTATTATAAAAATCCACTAACGCAGTAAAGTCTGTCGTTGCGCCTGTATTTTGCCAAACTCGCTCTCCTGGTACGATAATCTTATTAATCGTATCTGTCGGTTTAACATAAACGTCTTTTACTTTTAGAGAAACACTTGGCGTTCGAATATAATCAAATCCACGTTGAACAATACGGAAACTCTTAATTTCTCCATTTCCATCTACTGTGGTATTTGCAATTTCATTATTACTCAATACGCCTGCGATTAATATCGCATTTACACCCGCAGTTGTTTGTACACTTACGTTTGGCGCTTCATAATATCCTTCGCCGCGAGCAGTGACTGTGATACCAGTAATTTGACCAGTGCCGCCAACAGCAGAGACATGCGCCGCAGCACCATATCCTACTGAAGTTGAAGAATTAAATAATATTGGATCATTGACCGCATAATTCGTGCCGCCACTTATGATGCGAACATTTGCAATTTGACCGAGATCTTTCATTCTTGGTCTATTTTCAACATATACCCTTACATTTTCATTTATTAATGCAGAAAATGCACGATCAACAACTAATAATACGGAACCATCAGTTTGAAGAACAGCTTGTACGATTTTGCGCATTTCTCGAGTTGCGCGACTACTTTTTTGTACGATTAAAACGTAAGAACCTTCATAAAAAGTGACTGGACTTGTTGACAAATATAAGGATCTTGTATTCGGTCCAACTAATGGTGTGATATCAATCTCTTGCATAACTTCATCGTCAGCAATCAAATCACTACCATAAAAAGTTTCAAACTCAATTTCTGGTGGAGTTTTATATCCCATTCCACTTTGGCGTACACTTACAACTTGCAAAGGAGCGACCTCTACATTTGCAAATTTAAATGCGCTGCCTAATGTCGTATTAATTGTAGAAGTTCCAACATTAATAAATTCAAAGTCAGCAGCTTGAAGTTCAATATCTTCTTTAAATTCAATTGTATCTGTATTGACTACAACATTTACTGAATTGCCTACGTCTACTGAACGAACGAATATATTCGCAGCATGCCCTTCTGTTGGCGTCAATACTGTAACGAATGTATTTGTAAATGTTCTATAGCCTAAACCTGCGTCTATTAAATCGACCGTTTGAATACCACCACTTGTCACTTCTTTAACATAGGCTTCGGCTTTAATTGCGTCAGCAGCATCAGACAAACCACCGTAAAATACAACAGGATCTCCTGGGTATGTTATTGCATTTGTGTCAGGATCAATCTCTAATCCACGATAATTTCTTCCACGGCGATTTACCGCTGTGCGATAAACGTGATATATCGTTTTGGTATCTAACAGTTTTTGTTTTAAAAGGGCATTACAAGTTGGACAATCACTTGTTTCTGGATGAGCATTTTTATTTTTGGCAGCTTGCATAGATTTATATTGACCAAGAAGAAATCCATCTTGATTAAATACATCTACTCCATCTGGATTAATTTTTAGATTTAAAATAGATCCGATAATTTTTTCGCGTATACGTTTTGAATTACCTTGAGCATCTTTATAATCAATAATCGCAAACTCACCTGCATTAAATGGACGATTGAAGTTTGACACAAACACTTCAAGTATTTCGCGTCCAGAATCAACTTCAATTGTTTTATACACATTTTCAATAACGCAAAAGTTTTTTGAAGATTCACCTGTTAATCTTTTGCCAACAAGAAGTGTGCTGTCAACCGCTTTTGTAATATTATTTGAAGTTAAGCGAACTGCAACTGGTATAGTCCAAGTATTTTCAGACGCCTTAAGAATATCTTCTTTTGGGATATATGTATCAAGATATGTTTTAAATAAAATACGAAATAAAAATTCGTTGGCTTTGGTTCCGCCAATTTTATTATATAAATCTTGAATATTTTTTGTAAGTTTATCTTTGTCTAGTCCTGTGTCACTCGTTCCAGTTCCCACTTCATCAGCTGGTGGAACATATTTTACAAAGTTTCGTTGGTAATAATCAGAAAATCCTAAAGGACCATCAATGTCTGATATTAAATTTTTAATGTAATAGAGTACCGCACCCTCTTCAGAATCTTCTAACCATTTATAATATGCTTTTAAAAATTCAACAAATTTTGGGTGTTGTTCTCTTACAAAAGAAGGTACTTGAGCCTCAACAAGATTCGATATATTTTCGTATAATGCAGTCATATTATTTTGATATTGGTACTAATCGAACTGTGATGCTTTCTGGGTCATCATAATTTACAGTTAGGATTTTATTGCGATAAGATTCAAATACTGTATTTTCTGGCTTCGCGTGAATACTTAATTCTGTAAAGTCATTTAATACAGATTCGATCAGTATTTTTTCAACTACAACTTTTCCTGTTTCATAATTAATTGTACCGACTTTAGGATTCAAAATAATTTTAACTTGATTGTCATCAAAATAGAATAATCTTAAATCTCCAGTTTTACCTTGAATCACAACCTTTGCTTCAGCAGCGCGTGTTATCGTACCACCACCACTAATTCTTGCAATAGCAGTTGTATATTCTGAACCTCATTTTGTAACTTCAATCGTTTTAACTAGTCCATTCACGAGAACTGCACGTGCAGTCGCACCAGTTCCATCACCAATAATTTCAACTGTTGGCGTTTCTGTATATCCTGCACCAGGATCTAACACTTCAACAGCATCAATTCCAGAAAACGAGAACGGAACTTCTTCAATAAAACACGTTCTGGTGACATTTGTAGAGTCAGTTAATTGGAATCCTGGAGATGAGTATAAACGATTTTCAGTTGTGCCTCTGGTGAGAGGAATTCCAAAATCTAGAGTATACGTTCTTTCATTATTCAATAATGGTCTAAATTTCTTTTCAACGAAGATATTCAATTCAGTACTCAAAATTCCAGGATCAGCATCATCTATTTTGCGCGTTAAACGAGACGCTCTAAATGTTGAGTTGAATTTATTTAATTCTAAATTCACAAATGATGTGATAGCAGCTTTAATTGCAGAATCAATTTGTGCTGGTGTTTTATTTGTTCTAAGCGGATCATATGACGCACGAACGCCAAAATTTAAATAGTTGTAATCAGCATCAACAAACTCTGGGATAACTGTCAAAATACTAATTGGTTTTAAAACACTTTCTTTTAAAAATTCTTTTTCTACTGTGGTAACTTCAAATCCATCTCTTGGTTTTGCAGAAACGAATACCTTACCGAACTGCGGTGGATCGTTTTCTTCACCACCCCAAACAGTAACTGAATCAAAGTATGGATACTTTTTATTAATTAATGCAATATAATCATTTTTAGTTACTGCACGATTTTGTGACAAGTAACCTTTTGGTGCACTAAAGCGAACACTTTCGATAGATTCAATATCAGCACCAGCTGTTGCAGTTTGAACAGTTGATACGTTGACATTACTAAAACCATCAACAATATCAATCATTGTAAATGAATTGGCTTTATTTGCAAGTGGACCATCTGTAATCAAATATGTCACAATAAGAACATTACCATCATCAAGTTTTTTACCCAAAACATCGTCACCAAAATAAATTTGATATTTTGAATTATCAACTTCATCGATGTAATATACAGAACTAGTTGCAGTAACTTCTGCAGCATCTTCCGCCAACACAAATTTTTCTGTTGCTAAATTTGTGGTAGACTTTTGTACAGTAACTTCGATTGTTGAAGTATCAATTCCTGTGTCTGGAAGTTTAAATTTTTGTTGTGGATTAGTTAAACTGTCGACAATAAATGTGTAGACGAGTGGCGTACCTTGTTTGATCACAGCATTTGAAATTGTAAATTTACCGCCACTTTTTTGTACAGTTTTATCTTCAAGCAACACAAAGGCGAAATTCGTACCGCTTATATTTTCGCTACGGAATCTTGTAAATCTTGGAACTAAAAGTAACTGTTGAGTGCTTCCTGCGCCTGAAAGTGGCGGAGTAATTTCAATATTAACTCGAGCGATTGGTGCAATTCTTGAGCGTGGTATATACCCTAAAAGTTTCGCATGAGACACAACAGAAGAACGAAGATCGGCAGTATCCATAAACATTTCATTTGCAACCATATTTGCATAATAAGACATATAGTGTGTATTATACGCAAGAATATCCATTAAGATGTTCAATCCAGAACCTTCAAAATCATAATCTGTAAACTCAGGCTGAGCCTTGATGAAGGTTTTTAAATTATCCTTAATGGTTTGAAATTCTAATTCAGTAATTTTAATTTTGGACTCTGCCATTTTAAATAACCTATCTTAATCTTTCTAGGAAAAAAGTTACTGCTACTGGTTCAATACGATTTACAATAAAAAATTCAATGGTTACATTGTAACCTTGGTTATCGTTATCCGTATCAACGTATACATTACGAAGTTTAACTCGAGGTTCGTAATTTTTAATTGTAAGGGAGATTTCTTTTTGAAGAAAAGCGCCAGTTCCTGCATCCATTGGTTCAAACAATAAGCGTCGTACATTGGAACCTATTGATGGATTGAATGGTTTTTCAAAGTAGTTTAATAAAATTAAATTTTTGACTGCAGTAATGATTGCGCGATCTCCAATCTTCTTATTTACGTCTTTTGTGACTGGATTTGCACCGAAATCTAAATCCAGATCGACGTATGTTCTTGCGCTTGTTGATGTCATTTTACAGTCTAAAGGGTAATAAGATTATTTATTAGCATTAAACGAGGCGATGATAACCTTGTTTGTATAGTTTGTGATTATTGAATGTTGCATTTTTTACTACTGTTCCGCCAGTTGTTCTGTTACCTTTCTTATTGTACGAGATATGAATCCATGGCAATCCAGATCCTGTAGTCTTATATTCAAGAAGCAATTGATCGTGCGGTACATTGTCGCGAATCCAAAGAGCAATGTCATAATAATCCGATTTACTTGATCCTGGGAATTGCAGATCTGCTGCCTGACCGATTTCATGTTGAGATTTACCCGCCGAGGCTCCCTGCGGTAATCTAAATGCGTTCGTAACAACCATATTCGCATATTTTTCTTTAATTGGGTCTAGGCAATTAGTTGCAAGTAACTTGAGGTTGCAAACAATATCGGCTTTGGAAAGCCCACGACTTGGAATTACAGGTTGCTTTTCCACAATAGCGTTTGAAGACAATTTACCCAAATTCCAGTATTTGGATAGCATCATATTTGAATCAAACTCTTCCTGATCCGCGGGTATACCGCAATCGTTCGTTTTTCCTGTTGGTGGGGCTTTTGGTGGTTCAGTATTGGCATCTTTCGTTGCAATTTCTTTAAGTTCAGCTTTATCATAAACGCCATTTTCGATTTGTTTCTTAATCCAAGCATCAGCGCCCTGTTCTCCTGCATCAAAGAAGAATCCAGCGCGATCAGCAGGAGTAGGTTCTATAAATCCAGAAGATGGATTGCCACATTTACCTCCAACACTCAACGCGCCTGCAGCAAGTGTAGAACCATCCTTTAGACCACTTAATGCACCAGAAAGAGGACCAAGTTGCGTTTCAAAGTTTGAAAATTTAGTAATGTCTGCAGTTGAGGTCAGACCTTTTGTAATATCTTTAATTGTACCAACATCAGCTGCAGCACCAGATAATGAACCCGTCAACGACTTGAGTTCTTCCATATTTTTGCCAAGATTATCAAATCCAGCACCAATTGCATTAAACTCGCTAAATCCCTTCAACTCAGTCGCCAACTTAGATATGTTACCCATATCTGCAGTTAATCCATTTAGATTTTCACTAAATCCAGAAAGTCCAGCAACACCATTTGTAAATCCACCAACACTACCTAAATCTGTAGGTAAACCGTCAATTTTTTGTGAAAGTTCCAGCAGTTTACTTGTAGCTGGGGATGATGCAAGTGTTTGAATATCTTTATTTGAGTTTTTAAGATCCGTTAAGTTATCAACAATTGCGTTAATTTTTGAAAGGTCTGGAATTTTATTTGCAATTTCTGGGATATCCCCAAGACGATTTACATCACTAATAAATTGATCTAGATTTTTTATTGTACTGAGTTGTTCAGTAGCCTGAGAAACCTTCTTCAACTGATCTACTGCATCTGTAACTTTCGTTGCATTTTCTAAAAGTTTAGATGTATCTTTAATTTGATCAAATTTTGCGGTTAATTCATCTAAGTTTAAACCGCCAAGTTTTTGATCTACAAGATCTTTAATTTCGGTAAGTTTAGATAAATCGCCCAATTGATCTGTAATCTTATTCAAATCTCCAAGTTTACCAGTAATGTCAGTAATATTTCCTAAACTGCTTGTAAGTGTATCCAAATTACCTAGTCCTGGTAAATTTGTCAACATAGCCATTCCTGGGATATTAGTTAGTGCTGATAAACCACCTAATGCCCCACTTAATTGACCAACGCTTGCTACAGCACCAGCAATACCCCCTGCTGCTCCCGCAGCAGCGCCAGCAGCACCAGCCGCTCCTGCAGCACCACCTGCAGCACCACCTGCAGCACCACCACCACCGCCACTTGCGGTCGGCGATGGCAAAAAGTCGTTCGATACTGCAAGACCACTTTTACCGATGATAACTGCTGGTGCATCAACATCAAGTAAGAACCCACCATTAATTCGAGTTGCGGCAAGAGAAGAAACGGAAACTTGCGAACCGCTGATTTTGACTGAACCCATCGCATTTAAATTAATATCTTTTTTCGCAGTTAGATCAATACCACAATCAGATTCAATTTTAGCATCACCCTTGACTTTAATGTTCGCAGCACCATCAACGGTGATATTACATTGCCCCATAACGTAAATGTTATCGTCGCCCATTATAACTTGATAATTGTTTTTGACAACTTTTTCAACTTTTGTACCTGATGGATAGATCTCGTGAAATGTTCCAGTTCGATGAGCGACATGTATTCGCTCCCAGTCTGGTGTATCGTCCACCTCAAAAACATGACCCGATTCAGTTTCCTGTGCATTATTATAAGGATATGATGCGTTATATGCAGGATGAGGTTCCTTCCAAGAACCGCCCCCTGCAATTGGAACTGTGACGAGATTTTTCTTACGATCAGCAAGCATCGTTTTTGCCATACTTTCATTACGTGTAAAACGACTTGATGATGGCTCACCTGGTCTTTCTGGATTTAATTTTGGATCTTCATTTTGAACTTCAACACCAGAACCATCACTTTTATATTTTCTTGATTTAACTTTGCGTGGGATTTTAGAAGTGTCTTTTCTCTGATCACTAAACCCATATTTGTAGTTTACTTCTTGATTGTTGATTCCTGGAAGAATTCCCATCACAACTGGGTGCTGTCCATATTCTCCATCTAGAAAAAATCCACAAACTATCTCGCCTTCTTTTGGAGCAAAATGCGCATCATGATTTACTGGCAACATAATGATTGCCCATGGTAAACTTTCAGTTGGAATTTCTGCTAGATCTTCTGTGTGCCAACCAAATACACGAACTTTAACGCGACCAAGCATGGCAGGATCGTTGCGGTCCTCAACAGAACCGACCCACCATACAAACCCATCAAGACCCATGTAATCTTTAATGTTCATTTTTTCGCTTTTTCAATTAAACCAGCATTTGATGCATTACTTAACGCAGTCGCGACTGAATCCTTTACGACTTCCAAATAAGTTGTGTGAGCACTTGGTGTGACCGTATGTCTTAATGCAAGCACAAGCATTAACCCTGAATAAAACTCATCAAGTTTTTGTTCAGAATTAATTGTTTGAGAAAATTTAGGCAAGTTTACGGAAATAATATCTCCAACTTTAATAAGTGGATCGCCTGGTATCGTTATAGTCATCCTACAATTATGAAGTAATGCATGTTCCATGCTTCTAAAAATAAATGTTTCAGAACTATTTGGAATGTCATCATATTCCGCATTTGTAGTAGTTGACACTGAAAATTTTTCGAACGCCGCAAAAGAAGTGAGTAAAGAGTCTCCTTTACGATTCGTTAAATTATTTACAGGATATCCTTTACCAAGAGTAGGATATCCTTCACGACTCGTAAGATTAACATCGTTTACTCTGTACTCGCGTCGAAGAATATTAATGTTTTTCATACGACCCGAAAATCCACCCTGAGTCAAGGTAGTTAAGGTATCAAAATTTTGAGTAATCAAAATTTGATTTATACCACCAAAGTTATCAGATGGTGATGAAGGATCTAATATTTTTGGAGATAGGTTATATGTTTTATATAACCTGCCGCTCATAATGTTATCTAATGATTTAAAGTTATATCCTTCTCGATTTTCATAAAAGAAATAGAATGAACCGTTTTTATTTGTTGCTCTTGATGCTAAAAATTGAATCGCGCGAAAAGGATGCATATATGGGATAACAACATTAAGTTCTCCATAAGCAGATTCAATATTTTTCATGTAGACTTTTGATGGATCTACTTTTAGATCATTTCTTAAAATCGAAAGAACAGAAACATCTGCTGGTCCATTGAAAGCGCGACTAATCTTATATTGATTTGAAATAAAATGATCTTCAGTTGTAAAGTGTATTACATATGCAGTCGCGACTCGATTTTTAATAATTTTGTTTGAAATTTTATAAACACGAAAAAACCTTTCAATTGGTTCGCCAAGCGAAGGTTTATCAAGAATTAATTGCAAAAATTCTGATCCATGTAAATCCATTGTACTGGTATTATCGTTAGCATCAGTAACCATAACATAACCAGACATCGAAGATTGATATAAATCTTCGTGTATTGTAAGTTCACTAAAACTTGTATAAAGATCTATAACTGCGCCTGTTGATGATATCAGCTTAAATGCCTTTATCTCAAAATCACCAAGTCTGTAAATACCAGGACCGTCAGCCATGTTATCTCAGTAATTCCTTCAGTTCATTTTCTACTCTTGATGCATAATCTGGATTTAGCACATTTATAATTCGACGTTTTTCATTTTCATAAAATTCATAATCGTAGTTTGAAACTGCAGTATAAGTTTCGGTTCCAGTTAATGTGCTACCGTCTTTAAGAGCATAAGAGTATGAATTTTTAATTGGTGCACTGTTTACTGTTGGAAGAGTTCTTGTTGTAGTGGTTTTTGTTGCAAAATTAAAATTTTTGTCTGTTATCGTATAAACTCTTTCGTTTATTCGACCATCAACGCTATTATATTCTTCAATTTTAAGTTCATAATGGTGAAGTTCTGTTTTAGCGTCTTCAAGAGAACCGTACTTTGTAATGATGTAGTTATCAAACTCTTGAGAATGTAGTACCCATCCATAATGTGGGTCAATTATAGAGTTGATATATAAGATGATCCAATGTTTTTGGGGATCCCCATAAAAATTATATGCTACGATTTCTGGCGTTTCACCCTCTTTAATTTCATATTTGTAATATAGTAATGCATTATCTAAAATTTCTTTTATAAATTTCGTTCGAGTAAAAATGTTCGTTACCAACGAAAAGTTGGCATTTGCAGTATCAAACGAATAATATGTTTGTGGAAAATAAGAAAAGTAAGCCATCAGAATCCGTCTTCCTCAATTTTCTTTTTAGTTACAAGTTCAACTTCTGTAAACTCTAAACGTAGTCTTGTTTCAACTGGATTGCCGTCGGCATAAGTTTGCCATTGCCCTCCTGGCGAATAGTCAACATCTATACGACTCAACACACATCGACCTATTTTTGGTAAATATGGGTTTTGTTCAGTTTCGTGTCTTAAATTGATTTCAAATTCTGAAGGAGGAACAAAGAACATTGGCATAGAAGTGCCACCTTGTGCTGTTCCACCTTCTGGGTTTACGGTCGGATTTGTTTCTGGTGCTGCATGAAACTTAAACTGTTTAATGATGTCACGAACTTGTCTTGCTTCATCCGCGCTTTTTGGTTGAAACATAAATTCAAATTGAAATGATCTAAAATTTGTTCCACGATAGAGCACTTCAAGCATTGGATTTTGAGCATAACCCATATTGAAAAGGGCAACGTCTGTAAATCCACTGCCAACCAAATTACCACCAATAATTGGAGTTTGAGTCGACGATCCTATTGCTCCAGCAGCGAGAGCAGTATATGGATTCGATTTTCCAGGAAAACTAGCCAAGGCTTTCATAAAATCACCAGGATTTTTTATTGCGCTTGATGCATCGGTAAACCCCTTATTACCAAGAAAACCCTGTAAAGCCTCTCCACCAGCACCGAGCATTCCGAGCATACCGCCTGCTTCTTTTACACTAATTTGATCATAATCGTGACCGTAAGTTGTAAAGAAATTACCAGGCATGTACATTGATATCATCAATGCGATTCTTGATGCGTTTCTTTGTATTTGCAAACCTGTAACGCTTGTTGTGCGCTTAATCAATTCTGTAGCAAATACTCCCTTTGCAGCTGCTTGTG